CCTTTAATGCCACAAGCAGAGATGGACGCCCTTACTACGCTTATCACTACGTCTTCAACGGTTCTTTTTGAACAGATTATCCCGACCGAGTGTACGGTCCACGACCAAGCGTATATGGAGGCTAACGGATGGTTCCCACCAGACCCTATTGAAGAATTGACTGAGGACGTTGACTTTATTGAAGAGTAATATCTTCTACCTAATGAAATCTAATTCAACTATAAATCGATATATAAATTTTATACTGATTAGAAAAAATGGGAATCGAAATCGACAAGGATACCAAGCTATCATTAGGGATAAAAGACTTTATCAGTTTGGGGGTAGTGCTGTCGACATTCATTGGGATGTACTTTACTCTGAAGAGTGAGATAGCCGAGGCAAAAGAACTCCCTGTCCCGCAGGTGTCATCTGTAGAGCTTAAAATTCACGATGAACTTATTGATAGCGCTATTATGTCTACCAGTAAAGACGTAACGGTGCTTAAAGAAGATATCCAAGAAATAAAGCAGGTCCTTCAAAAACTAGACGACCGTATCTATAAATTAAGTAATCAATAAAATGGCAAAGTCTGTAGTAAATATCAAGTCTGCCTCTAGCTGTACAAAACGACCTGGTATACACTCTAAAAACACTAGCCGTTTAACCAAAAGCAAAGGGCGTAAAAAGCCCTATCGCGGTCAAGGACGATGAGAGATATCAATAAAATTATTGTCCATTGCTCGGCTACAAAAGAAGAGCAAGAGTTTTTTGCGGACGATATCCGCCGATGGCATAAAGCCCGAGGGTTCTCTGATATAGGCTACCACTTTGTTATTAACCTAGACGGGGTAATTGAATACGGCAGAGATTTAAAACTTACTGGAGCTCATTGTAAAGGCCATAACGAGGGCTCTATTGGTATTTGCTATATAGGAGGTCTTGATAAAGACGGCGAACCTATGGACACTAGGACCGATGAGCAGGTCGATTCTCTTACGATGCTTATATGTACTCTTAAACGATTGCATTGCAATGCAGAGGTTCACTCTCATAACGATTTTTCTAATAAAGCTTGCCCTTCATTTGACGCAACAGCAGAGTACCGATGGGCGTAAACGAAAAGAAAAAGTTCCGCGATACCAAGATGGCAGGGTGGCTTAAATCCAAAGCTCCCGATATCTTACGTGTCGTAGGCGATGTAGTCCCTGACGCGGGCGTTTTAGGCATCATAAGCCGACTTATAGACGACGACCCTAAGATGGACCCTGCTGACAAAGAACAGGGCCACAATCACCTTAAAGAGCTTTATGCATTAGAAGTGTCCGATAGGGACTCCGCACGTAAGCGCGAGGTAGAGATTTCTAAGACTAGCAATTTTGACCTTATGTTCAACCTAACGGGTATAATTGGCTTGAGTTCTTTCGCTTTTATTATATATGCCATTGTCTATTTAACCATTCCAGAACCCAATAAAGAGGTTTGGATTCACCTCATCGGAATTACTGAGGGTATCGTCTTAAGTATCTTTGGTTACTTCTTTGGGAGTGCTGTAAGGAAAAATAGAGATTGATTACCTTTGAATACTAAACCTCACGACTATGCCTAAGATTAGTACATACGCAACAGTTACTCCTAGCCCTTCCGATAGGATTGTTGTTAGCGATGCTAACGACTCTAATGCAACTAAAAATATTACTGTAGAATCACTGTCTTCAGCGACAGCTCCTGCTTATTATATCGACGCATTTTCTAATGCGGCAGCTACAACAACTATATCAGCGGCGGATACTTATGTTGATTTAAATGTGGTGCTTTCTACAGGGTTGTCTGACGGGTATACCGCCACTAATGAACTGGTGTCAAATGTAAATACGCCACAGACTACACTGCTTTCTCAAGTAACAGTGGTGTTAAGTTTAAAAGCATCTAATAATAATGTTATTACGGGTTTAATAACACAGAAGACTTCAGGTGGAACTGAGACAGATATAGTTTCCTCTACAAGTAGCGTAACAGAAACAGGCAACAGTACTGAGTTTAATTTAGTTATGACCTGTATTGCCAATTTGGTTTTTGGCGACAGCTTAAAAATTAAAGTTAAAAACAGTGCAATTGCGAACATAGACTGTTCGCACGTAAGCGTTGTCGTTCATTCTATCTAAACTATGCTTATCCGTAAAATTTCTATAGGCCCTGACTATAAGTCGGCTATGCACTATTTAATAGGGCAGGAGGTTTTAGGGGGCGGTTATAAAATCCACCTCATAAAAAGTGAGGTTAAATCAAATTCAATCCAAATATGGATAGAGCGCAACGATGAGATAGTTCTGTGGAAACACTTCTCTCATTCTATGCCTGTGTCCGTAGAGTACAACATTAACTTTTAATGAGGTCACCAGACGCATTTATAGTTCAGCCACTTAACGATACCAGGTACGATAACATAAGAGAGATGGGTGATGTAGAATTCATCGTAAGCTCCTCTCAAGAAGACCATAGGTTTTCCAATCGTTATGCTATAGTAGAGGCAACCCCCATTTCTTATACAGGTCCTATTTCTAAAGGAGATACCCTACTCGTCCATCATAATGTATTTAAATACTATTACGATATGAAAGGCGTTCAAAAAAGTGGGCGTAGCTACTTTAAAGACCAGCTATTTTTTATCGAAGAAGAGCAATTCTTCTTGTACAAAAAAGACGACCAGTGGAAAGCCCACAGCAAGTACTGTTTTGTAAAGCCTGTAGAAGAAAAAGAATCGTGGATAAAGAAGTTCGTTAAGGAAGAACCTCTATTTGGGACTCTTCGCTATGGCAACGAGCAGTTAGAAAAGCTAGGAGTTAAAGAAGGCGATGAGATTTCTTTTACCCCGCAAAGTGAATACGAGTTTACCGTCGACGGAGAAAAGCTTTATCGTATGTATACTGAGAACATAACGATGGTCTTATGAATATAAAAGAGCTTAAACTAGAGATTATAAAAGCAGGCCATAGAGCTGTAGAGCAGCTTATTAAAGTCGCTAAAGAGGATATTATAAAGCCTGATATCGAAGACGAGCTAGCAGCCGATAGGCTTAAGAACGCAGCGGCTACTAAAAAACTAGCTATATTCGATGCTCTTGAGATACTCAATCGAATTGAACAAGAGAAAGAAAATTTAGAAGCAGCTGAAAAACGCGGCGACTCATCTACCAATACCAAACAAGGCTTTGCAGAACGACGGTCAAAATAACCTTCTTACCTACCTTACTGATATCGTCCCTCCTGCGGCGATGGCGGCAAAAAATAGAGGTAAAACCTGGGAGTATGGCTACAATGAAAAGTATGATTTTGTCGTTATATCCAAAGACGGAACTGTAGGAGATGTCGTGGATATCCAGGGACTTCGTATTGCTCTTCCCGCTAAAAATAAAGAGCCGATACAGCGTAGTAAGAATAAAAAAGAGCAGTATTGGCAACCGCTTCAATATCCTAAAGAACTCTCTCGTATCAAGACTATCTTTCAGTGGAATGAAATGCCTACCGAGTTTAAAGATAAGTGGGTAGATTTTATAGAAGAGGAGTTTAACCGTAGAGAGAACGGCGTGTGGTTTATGAATAACGGTAAGTCTACGTATGTAACGGGGTCTCATTATAGCTACCTTCAATGGACTAAAATCGACGTAGGACTTCCTGACTTTAGAGAAGCCAATCGCATATTCTATATATTTTGGGAAGCGTGTAAGGCCGACGCCCGAAGTTTTGGTATGTGCTACCTAAAGATTCGTCGTTCAGGATTTTCTTTTATGGGTTCTTCAGAATGCGTTAATATCGGTACGTTAGCTAAAGACGCGCGTGTAGGTATACTTTCTAAAACGGGTTCTGACGCTAAGAAGATGTTTACGGATAAGGTCGTTCCTATATCGGCAAACTATCCGTTTTTCTTTAAGCCTATCCAGGACGGTATGGACAAGCCAAAGACCGAGCTAGCTTACCGTATCCCCGCCTCTAAAATTACCAAGCGCAATATGTACTTGGATGAGGATAACGAGTTAGATGGTCTTGACACAACTATAGATTGGAAGAATACATCAGACAACAGCTATGACGGAGAGAAGCTCCTATTGCTGGTACACGATGAGAGCGGGAAGTGGGAGAAGCCAGAGAACATCCTCAATAACTGGCGCGTTACTAAAACTTGCCTGCGACTAGGTAGCCGCATTATAGGTAAGTGTATGATGGGTTCTACTTCTAATGCGCTGAGTAAAGGGGGTGGTAACTATAAGACTTTATTTTCGCAATCTGACGTCAGCAACCGCAATGCTAACGGGCAAACTAAAAGCGGTATGTACAGTCTCTTTATTCCTATGGAATGGAATTTTGAGGGTTATATAGATATCTATGGGATGCCAATTTTTAGGACTCCTGCAATTGCATCTAAAGGCATTGACGGAAGTGTTATTAAAATTGGTGCTATTGACTATTGGGAGAATGAAGTGGCGTCATTAAAAAATGACCCTGACGCTCTTAACGAATTCTATAGGCAGTTCCCTAGGACGGAGTCTCACGCTTTTAGAGATGAAAGCAAACAGTCGCTATTTAATCTTACCAAGATATACCAGCAGATAGACTATAACGATACGATGATTAAGGAGCATTACCTTACTCGTGGTTCGTTTCATTGGCTCAACGGAGAGAAAGACACCAAGGTAATTTGGACTCCAGAGCGTAACGGTAGATTTGTGTTGGGATGGATACCTCCTGCCCATTTACAAAACAATGTTATTACGCGCAACGGGATGAAATTTCCTGGCAATGAACATATAGGGTCGTTTGGATGTGACCCTTATGATATATCAGGCGTAGTCGGCGGAAGAGGTTCTAATGGTTCTCTTCACGGGATGACTAAGTTTAATATGGATGACGCCCCGAGCAGTGAGTTTTTTCTAGAGTATGTAGCACGTCCTCAAACGGCAGAGATATTTTTTGAAGAGGTACTAATGGCCTGTATTTTCTATGGTATGCCTATCCTAACGGAGAATAATAAACCAAGGCTTCTCTATCATTTTAAACATAGAGGCTATCGAAAGTTTTCTATGAACCGTCCCGACAAGAAGTTTAATAAACTCTCTAAAACAGAGAAAGAACTTGGAGGTATACCCAATAGTTCTGAGGACGTCAAGCAGTCTCACGCTTCTGCTATAGAATCGTATATTGAAAAACATATCGGTATAGATTTAGAAGGAACTTATCGTTCGGCAGGGGATATCGGAGTGATGCCGTTTACTCGAACCTTAGAAGACTGGGCTAAATTTGATATCAATAACAGGACAAAATTTGATGCTACTATCAGTTCGGGATTGGCAATTATGGCGAATCAAAAACACGTATATCAACCCGAAGAAAAGCAATCGAAAATATCTGTTACCTTTGCTAGATACAACAACCGTGGAAACATCAGCGAACTAGTTAAATAATGAGAGATGTTCAAGTCAATATAGCATCTACCTCGTTCCCTACTCAATTTGTTTCTGACTCCGAAAAAGCAAGTAG